ATCATAACGCTGTGTGTCAGCAAATTGATTGTGTGTGATCTTGATTAAATCACTGTGGCTCTTTTGCCATGCCACTTTACAGAACTCATTGTCTGTGCTTCCTGTGAGTAATACTGCATCACGGTCCGCAAAGTCGCCTGTCAACTTGTCATAGGCCACAATCTCTGTAGGGCATACAAATGTAAAATCTTTTGGATAATAAACAATCACTTTCCACTTGCCTGGGAATGACTCATCTGTGATGTCAAAGAATGCATCTTCTGGTTGTCCTGGCTTAACACCCGTGACTGCAAATTTTTCTAACTTATCGCCAACTGTTTTCATATCTTCTCCTTGTGTGTGTTGAAAACTAACTACTCAGTGTTTCCACTGATATATTATTGTACTATTATATAGCCTATTAATCAAGAGATTTTAATAGATTTTTCAATAATTATTTCTATGACGCTTATTGGAAAAATCAATTAAGAGTTTGGTAGTCTTCCCCAATTGACCCGAGTCCAAACTCTTTCGTGCAACCAATAAAGAACGGTATTAACACACATCTGTATCACTGCAATACTTGAACTAACGCCAACACTGTCAGTTATCAAATAAACAATAGTAAATGTGCTGGCGCTGCCAGTAATGCGCCAGGTAAGAGTTTTTGCTAGACTGCGCCCATTACTGTCAATCATTTTAATCCTAACTCTTTACGAATCTTCGTGGCTGAAATGTCTGTGATTGCTTCGTCAAATGTTTCCTCAGCATGTGTATATCCTACACCACGTCCCCAACCAATGTGTACAATATTAGGTACTACCTGTATTTCGTACTGTCCTTGATAGATAGGATCTAGGTCACGCTTGATAAATGCTTTGACTTTTTCCACTTCAAAAGGATTTGATCCTTGCCATCCTTGCACATCACGTATTTGAATAACCACTTGTCCTGTACGTGCAATCAAACGGTCAAATAGCGCACGATGGCCTTCGTGCCAAGGTTGCCAGCGTCCCAACATCTGTACTGTTTCTTTCTTCCAGTCAAAGGTAGGGCGACGTCGATTGTTAATAATGTGTTCACCGATGAACTCTGCCCATTTTTCTGCATTCTGTTCAGTGACGCGGAAATCATATTGTTCTGGTTCAACAAAGGCTGCATTGGTGTCAGCGTATCTGCCTTCACGAATAGTGTCTACCCAAATAGTCCAGTCTGCTTTAAAATTATTTCTCATCTCAACCAGCGGAGCCACAAAGTCGCAAATGACATATTCACCCGAACATTCTAGAGAAAACTGCAACATGCGCAGACTCTGACGAATTCTACCTTCTTTTGAAAAATCCCAATCATTGAATTTTCTACGAACATCATCGGCATTGAACCAGTCAACATGAACTTTAAAAAAATCAGGCCCAGGGATGCCTTCATAACCTAAAATTCTGCCCGGATTTATCTTTTCCATATCTCCGTTTTGTTCAATATACGATTTCAATGCTGTGGCCAAAGTGGTTTTTCCGCTACCGGGCAACCCCATTATCAAAATTCTAGATGGCATAATATTTCCTTTAAAAGTATAATATAATTATCGTAGATCAACAAAAAACCCACGCAAAGTGGGTTTTTGTTTTTCTAGCTAGTGTAAATTAAAACCTACGAGTATATGTGACAAAGTGTGCAGTTTGATTGCCACCGTTGGCAGCATCTTGACTAATCTTGTCGCGGTTTATACCAATAGTATTTTTATTATCAATGTCATAGGACAGGCCCAAACGCAATGTTTCGTTTGTATCGACTTGACTAGCATTACCAGAGAACAGTTCTTGTCTCCAACGATAACCTACTTTGGCCTTAAACCCGTAGGGCAATTTACCAATTACCCCAATCTCTTCGCTACTATACCAAAAAGCTTCTGTACCACTTGGAGCTTTTTGTCCTAGGCCCAAACGAGCATACCCGTCAACTGGACCGTAAACTGCCTGTTGATAGGAAACTCCACCTTCGACTCTAGTTGAGTCTTTGAATGATTGAGAAGCCTTTGCACTGTAGTCATTTTGAGCCGCTCTAATACCAAAATCAATTGCAAACCCGTTGCCGAGTCCGTGTTTAACTTGCAATTGAGTTTGATATTGATCTGGTGAGCTGCCATTGTCAGTACTACGTTGTTGATAAGCGACAGTTGCTGATGTCTGTGCCATTGCTGTACTAGTTATACCAGACAGTACTAGAATTGCTAATAGTTTTTTCATGTGTTTTCCTTTAGTTTATTGAAGGGCTAACTCTCTGCCAACCCTCGTGAAAATTTTAGCATTTTCAGAAATTATTTATCATTTCTTAAAAATTTTTAGATATTTGCTGAAAATTTTATTGAACCATAAAAAAAGACTACCGAAGTAGTCTTTTTTGGTTGTTTATTTTACAAGGTAAGTCCTACCCCGGACCGCTGTTTTTTAGGCAGCTAGGGCAACTTTGCTTTTGCCGGAAACGGTGTTTCCAGTAAAGCTCATTGCGCTGAAGTCGAATGTATCTGCGTTTGCATTTACGTTTTTTGTATTTTACGTGACCCCACGTGTTGAGTCGTTATCCTATCTCACGCTGTCGAAACCTGGTCAGGCCCATCAAAAACGCACTACAAGGTTGCCCATTATTAAGAGGGGTGTAGTGCCCTTTTGGTGGACCTGGGCGGAATCGAACCGCCGTCCAACATGCCTTACTTTACAACTTTGTCCATTCAAGGACTACAACAATTCTTTACATAAAAACATGTACCAAAACAAATGTAATCAGTAATACTGCTACAACGAATTGATACGTTTTCATATTATTAAGCAGGCTGAATGTTGCTAGCCTGCTCACCTTTTTGACCCATCGTCACTTCAAATCTTACACTCTGTCCTTCTTGTAGACTTTTGAAGCCACTAGAATTAATCTGTGAAAAATGTGCAAATAGATCATTGCCGCCATTGTCCGGTGTAATAAAACCAAAACCCTTGGCGTCGTTAAACCATTTTACTTTTCCTGTTACCATTTTACTATTTTCCTTGTTTGTAAATTTATCATGTGTGTGTGAATGTATATTTATGAATCTTTGTTCATAGTTTTTAAATTAAGCAACATGTTTTCAACTGTTAGTTTAGTAATAGTTGCCAACATTATCAGCTTATCATCATCAGTATACACTTCTTTGTCGAACATGTCAAGTATACTTGTGCCAATCATTTTGAATGCCTGTTCTTGTCCAACTGCAAGTTTGCCCCAATCTGTAGGATCACCTGCTTCTACTTCTGCTGCAATTTCTACCAATTGATCTAGAGTTATTTTTTTCATATATTAAAAACTGTTATTAAACCAACCTACTTTCTTACCATCAGCTATGCGTTGATCGTATGCTTCTATGCTGCCTGGAAAACGCCAGGCCCATATTGCAACAAGTGCCATAAAGCAAGCAGTACTGATAATACCAATTGGTTTAACTCCTGTGAAGTACATAATGATTAAACTGCTAGACATCATGGCCAGCATGAAGTATTTCATCTTGATAGGGAACACACGTTTCTCACCCCAATTAGTTAGGAATGGCCCAAACAGTTTGTGGTTGTATAGCCAGGCATGCATCACGGGCGAACCTTTGGCAAAACAATAGGCCGCAAATACTACAAAACAGCTATAGGGTATGCCGGGTGTGATTAACCCAACATACGCCATCCCAAGGCTTAGAAAGCCTAAACATTTCCAAAATAGTTTTTTCATATTATCCTGCAAAAACGTTAGGACTACCAGCAGTGATAGCACCACCGTCAGTTGAGTCTCCAACTCTGGCCAGTGACTTCCCGCCAACCTTGACTGTGCCTGACCCAACATTAATAACTGCTGAATGAGAAACACAACTTCGTCCGGACGGAATAGTATGAGGGGCCACTGGATCACCCTGGCATTCAACTGCTATACCGTTGACATATACCTTTGCACTGGTGCCGGTTGGTCCTGTTATAGTCGAAGTGGAATCACACCCATGTCCGGTTGTTGTTGGATCGCCTTGTCTAGCTACAGCTGGCATATATTACCCTTTGATAATGCTTCCAGCACTTACTGGCTGAATGCCTGTGGTTTGGAACACATATTGCTTGCCAATTTCTGGATCTGTTTCTGCCATAGTGATAATGGCACTTGAGTTGAATGTCAACTTGGCATCTGGATGAACAGTCATTAGTACTGGGGACATCGCTGGTCCTTTCTGTGTCATGGCCAACATTAAAGGACGATCTAAAGTGATAGCTCCCATTGTGTCTTCCGCAAACTTGCCCATGACTTCATCTCCAGTAATCAATTTAACTGAGACAACATCACCTATTGCAAATTTCTGTTTATTAAATAACATTTATATTTTCCTAATTAGTATCCACTACCGTTGAAACCAGTTTCATCGATATATTTTCTTAATTCTGTAAAGCCACCGATCAAATTACCGTTAATGATAATCTGCGGTACTGTTCTAGCATTCGGAACAGCTTCTAACAATTCTTCTTTGGTGTATCCATCTCCAATTTTACGTTCTTCAAATTGGACATCGCGTTGCGTCAATAGTGCTTTTGCTTGATCGCAATAGGGGCAATTATATTTGCTCCAAATAATAACATTGCTCATTGTGTTTCCTTTCAACTGTATTATATAGCCGGCAATTCAGCATAGTCAATATTTTCTCCCATAACGCCAATGACGTAATTAGTCGATTCCGATTCCTGTAGCGCAGTCTGTTTCTTGCTGGTATCTGTATGTTTGTTGAACCAAGGAATAGGAGTGGTTTTTGGTGCAGAGCTATTGTACTTGATGCCAATTTGTTTGAGTGCATCAACTGCGGTGTAGTCCACAAAGTCACGTAGGATGTTTGCGTTGAGTCCAATGACTGGACCCATTTTAAACAAATAAGTTGCCCAGTCCTTCTCTTCACGAATAACATCCATGTACAAGGCATACACTTCTGCTTGGCATTCGTCTCGAGCTTCTGCAAATCTAGAATCTTCTTTGACCACTTGATTGATCAAGTAAGCTGTCCAACCTTTGTGTAGTAGTTCGTCTTGTAGAATCAAACTGATAATGTTGCCGTTGCCAATAAAGATCTTGTTCTCAACCATAGCCAAACTTGTGGCAAATGATACCATAAAGCGAAACGCTTCTAGTGCATAACTTGCATGTAAGGCCATGTAGATTGCTTTGACATGTTCTTTTTCTGTGACTGCTTCGCCTAGTTGTTTACGGCAGTTGATAACGTGCAGTGCTTCGTAGTAGTTGCCCACACTTGACGCCATGTCAACTATTTCTTTTGTGTCATGGATGGTGTTGAACACATCTTTGGGCACGTTGTAAATGTTGCGAATGATATGGCTATAAGATTTGCTATGAATATTAGTTTCAAAGAATGTCCAATTGTAGACCAGTGCTTCTAATTCAGGCAAGCTGATTACTGGCATAAAGATCTGACTGGGGCCACGTCCTTGCAAACTGTCTAAGGCAGTTTGTCTTAACAAGTTGCTGGTAAAGATATGTTTGATAGCATCCGATGCATCTTTGAAATCATTGGAATCTTTGGTTAGACTAATCTCTTCTGGTTGCCAAAAGAACCCTCGTGCTGTTGCTTCAAAGTCTGCAATCTTTTTATACTTGACTTCTTCAAATCGCTGGATGGTCACAGGACCAGCTGGGTCTAGAAACATCTTGCGGTTTAAGTAGTCTGTCTTTGTGTTTAGGTTATATTGTTGTTTACTCATAATTTACATCCTTCGCAGTCTTCTTCGTCTTCAATTAATTCTCTTTCGTTGTGAAATCCATTATAGTGTACTTCAGGGGTTGCTTCAGCTATTGCCTTGCTGCCTGCTTTGTTGATTAGACTATAGTAGAATGTTTTCAATCCCCATACATGCGCCTGCATCAGATTCCTAGCAATCAGTGTGGTTGGCACTTTGCGATCTGTCCAATGTGCTGGATTATAAAATGTGTTAGTTGAAATTGATTGATCAACATAGGCAGCAAGAACTGCGGCTGTTTTCAAATAGCCATCACAGTCTTTCTGTTCCCACATCATTTGATATTTGTTTTTTAACTTGTGGTATTCAGGTACAACCTGTACAAATGATCCTGCCTTTGATTCTTTAACTGAAATCAAACTCATAGGCATTTCAATGCCATTGGTTGAGTTAATAACAACGCTTGAACTTTCAACAGGGGCAATGGCCATTAGTGTAGCATTACGCACACCGTACTGCTTCATATTACCACGTAGTGTTTCCCAGTCAAGTTCTGGAGCAAAGTCTGCTAGTTCATTAACACCTTTGGCACGTAGTTCCCAAGGAAAGATGCCTTGGCCGTATCTAGTTTTGTGACTTTCTGTACATGCACCACGTTCTTTGGCTAACTCTACCGTGGCTTCTGTTAAGTAGAACGCCTGATGCTCCATCCATGTTTTAACATCTTGCAGTGCATCTTTCTCGCCATACTTAAGGCCACGCTTGGCATGCCAGTAGGCCAAGTTAGTAACACCAATGCCTAATGGTTGTATCTCATCGTTAGAAAGTTTACTTTGTATCGATAAGAAATCTTGATAGTCAAGAATGTTACACAGGCTACGCTGTAGAATCCTACAGGCTCTACGCATATCCTCTGGATTACGGAACGATCCCCAGTTGATAGATCCCAGTGTACACAACGCTATGCGTCCACTATCGTCGTCTAATCGCTTAAATGAACGTGTGGGTAATAGAATCTCACAGCACAAGTTACTTTGATAAATCGTATGGTACTCGGGATCAAAAGGCCCTTGGTTCATGACATTATCAATGAATACGAGATATATTCGACCCGTATCTGTACGTTCTTTTAGTATACCACTCTTGAACACTTCCTCGGCGCTCATCGTTTTCTTACGGAGGCCTTTTTGTTTTTCATATTTTACGTACAGTTCTTCAAACAACTCAGTGTCTTTGTAAAACGCTTCGTATAGGTCAGGTACGTCGTTGGGATCAAAGAATGTTATGTCTTCTTTGTTTTTAAATCGTCTCCAGAAGAAAGCACTAAGCACAACCCCATAATCCATATGACGGACTCGGGTTTCTTCGGTGCCTTG